ATGCCCAACTGATGGGTCATCCCCTCTCGTTTCCGCTCCTTTGCGTGATCAATTTGGCGGTTTTTCATCGTTCCATTGACAAGTGGCTGAAAGAACTTCGAAAGAAATTCGAAAAGTCTCGCCCTCGTGTTTGGGACAACACAAAACGCCAGGCACTTCTCATGCGGCGCAATGTCCTCGTAAACGGTGATGATATGCTTTTTAAGTGCACCGAGGACTTTTTAACAATTTTTCGTTCGACAGCTTTAGAAGCAGGTTTGAAGATTTCCCAAGGAAAGAACTACCTGTCAAAATCTTGCTGTATGATCAATTCCCAGTTTTTTGCAACCGATCAGCGTGGACGAATCCACCGGTGTGGTTACTTGAATTTAAAACTGGTAAAAGGATCGAACATCAAATCCGGAGAATCTCGCGCTCTTCCGACCCAGATTGGGAAGGAATTGAGCAAAATGGCGAAACTTTATCCCGGATCTGCTTGTGCGATTCCTGCATCATTCGAACGATGGGAACGTGATACTTTTGCTTTCGGCTTCAAACCGAATTGGTATTTGCCCGTTCATTTGGGTGGCTATGGCGTTGATCGCCAATTTGCTCCCTCGGCTTGGAGGATTTCAAAACCTCAACGGGTAATGGCAGCTCATTTCATCCACGATCCCTCGATGGTACTTTATCGCTGTCCTGGAGTTTCAAACTCGGCAGCTGATTTATCGCGCGCAATGGCAAACTGGAGAATGGTTCCAGGAAGTTACGTTCAAGAAGCTGGAGAATCGGATGTGACCGATGATGCTTGGCTGGCAAAACTTTGCCTTGCCGCACGACTGGCGCATCCGTTTGATCTCCCAGAGTCACCCAGAAACGATATCATTCGACAGCGTTTTCTTGGGGAGTCTGACTCTTATCATCTTCTCCGCTGGGCTCGACAATTTCGTCTTCGCCCTGCTGGATTAGAGACAATTGAACGATACTGGAAAGTCAGATTCTTTGCCTTTCAAGTGCCGGCATGTCCGCCGCTTTCAATACTCCGCGTCCCTGATATGTACTTTCAGGTGGATTTCTTCTTACGGACACTGAATGTGTCGATGGGGTTCCGATCATTAATAGCCCAAAACGGTGGAGACCAGAGTCTCCTCAATAATTCCGTGCTAAACAAAACGCCGAGAGACTACACGGCGCTTCCGTTCCAGTCTGAACATTTCCCAGTGGTCGAGAAACGACTCGCGCTGATTGCTCTACGGTCTAAGACCGTTCTCACAGAGCGTCGCAAATTCGTTCCTTGGCAAGTTGAAAAACGGAACAGACGGAAAGGTTTGATCGGGATGTATAGTCCCTCTGTTGGAGAGGTATCCCATGAAATCCAATAAATCTTCAGGACGCAAAGCTTCCGTGCAATCCAAGGCACCGGAGCCACGCAAATCGCGATCTCGGTCGCGATCTCAACGATCTCAAAATGCTAACTCCAAGACAACAGCTCCCGTCGCTTTCTCAGCGAAGAGCTCAGGTCTTAATCAGAGGAATCTCCAGTCGCGCCGTATTCAGAATGAAGAATACATTGAAATGATCAACGGAAGTACAAGCTTCGCCGTTTTTGACACTCTTGTCATTAATCCGGGGCTTCAGCAGTACTTCCCTTGGTTGTCTGTCCAGGCGCTTGATTGGCAACAATACGTTTTTCACCGTTGCTCGGTTCGTTTCGTCACTCAGACGTCAACTTCCGCAACCGGTTCATTGACTATAGCTCCAAGCTATAATTTTTTGCAACCGATTCCAGTGAATTTGACTGAGGCGTTGAATACTGCCAGTGCGGTGAATAACGTATGTTGGGAGGCTTTAGATTGTAAACTCGATAAACAGCTTATGTTCCCTATTGGTCCTAGAAAGTTGCTCCGATTTGGAGCGGCTTCTGGAGACCTTAACACGTACGATGCTGCTCGAGTTTTCATTTGTACGAATGGTCAGGCAAACACCAATGCGATCGGTCTTCTTGTCATTAGCTATGACGTAGAATTCTTTGGTCCGCAATACGGTCCGAATGCCCAACTTACGCCTCTCTATTATTCTGTTTTTGGATTTTCCTCGTATCAAACTATACCTGATACTATTCCTACGAACTTGTTGTTCCCCGTTTCATTATTTGACCCTTTAACTGTGGGTCCTCCTACATCTGGAGGAGTATTTACACCAGGTCACGGAGTTTGGCGCATTTTCTGTTCTTGTAACATATTAAACGCCGACTCGGTGAACTGGAGTGTAGCTCTCCAGATGAGGAAGAATGGGTCTATTCAGACCCAATGGGGCGCGTTCGTGGATAATATCAATCCACCAGTGACAACTGTTGC